AAGCACCTGGTAAGGTGTTAATGAATTTTAGTAAAGTTATGAAAGATGTTACTAAGAAGTACAAAGTACAAATAAAAGATATCGTAGCCTATTTCAAAAAAGAAACTGGCATAACCATATAAACAAAAAGGAGTAGAAATGGCGGTAGTAAACAAAAGAACATTAGTTGATAGTGAAACTAGACATGTGGTCATGTTTGAAATCAACAATGCAACAAATGACGCAGTACAAGTTATTGACGCAAGTGCATTGAGAGGACATTCATCTAACCCAACACTAGACATTAGTTCAATTAAATGGAATACAACGGCAGCAACAAGTGATGTTGCAATAGAATTTGACGCAAGTACAGATGACCACGGCATATCACTACATGGTAGTGGTGAGTACGGTTATCATGGAAAGCAACCAAACATAACAAACCCAGAAAGTTCTGGCGTAACAGGTGATATTGTTATCACTAACGCAAGTGCTGTAACTGGTACTTTTATTTTAGAAGTTAAAAAGACTAAAGGTTATACTGCCTCAGGACAGACTAGATAATGGCTGATACAGTATCAACTCAAACTATAACAGACGTTGCAGGTTCTAAAACTGTAATGAAGTTTACGAACAAATCTGATGGTACAGGAGAGAGTTTAGTAGAGAAGATGACAAGTGCAAACTTAAATCACTTGTCAACTTCTACTAAAATTGCTAGAGTGATTTATAGTGTAAACACTACGGACCCAAAAGGGTCCGTAGAAATCCTATTTGAAGGAACTACTAACGCAACGGCGCTGTTTTTATCTGGTCAAGGCACGATAGATTTACAGACGCCGGCAATACAAATAGCTAACAACGCAGGTACACCTACAGGTGATATATTGTTCTCTACGCATAATTTCGTTAACGGAGACAGTTATTCTATCATTTTAGAGGTGCGATAACATAAATAGGACTAAAGGAATAAACATATGAAACTAATTACAGAGGAACTTACTGACGTTAAGTTGATTGCAGAAGCAGACGAAAACGGCAAAAAGTCACACAAAATCAAGGGGATATTCATGCAAGCGAATATTAAGAACCGTAATGGTCGTGTTTATCCTATGGAAGTTTTAGAAAACGAAGTAAACAGATATAGAAAAGAATTTATCAATAAAAAGAGAGCATTTGGTGAGTTAGGACATCCTGACGGACCAACTGTAAACTTAGAGAGAGTATCACACTTAATTACATCATTAGAAGGCGACGGCAAAGGTAACTACATTGGCGAAGCAAAAGTGACTGATACACCTTACGGTAAAATCGTCAAATCTTTAATAGATGAAGGCGCACAACTAGGAGTTTCTTCTAGAGGCATGGGTTCTCTGGAGAATAAGGGTGGTACAAACTATGTAAAATCAGACTTTTACTTAGCAACTGCTGCCGATATTGTCGCAGATCCGTCAGCACCTCAAGCATTCGTCAACGGCGTAATGGAAGGTAAAGAGTGGATATGGGACAACGGACTACTTAAAGAAAAGGAAGTATCTGAAATCCAAGAGCAAATCAACCGTGAAACTAGAGAAAGAAATGCTAGAGCAGAAGCAAATGCTTTTGAAAACTTTATGCAAAAACTTACAAAAAGATAAATAGTTTTACGCAAAATTTCTATAGAAATTAGGAGAGATATAACAAATGACAAACGAAATCAAAAACGAGAATGATATCGTTGAAACTCCTCAGGGAGTTGAAGAAGTCGCTAACGCACCTACTAAAGGATCTGGTAAAGCAGAACCTATGGTAAAAGCAGATGGTGAAGTACAAGACGGAGGACCAGCAGTAGTTAGTCCAGACGCTAAGTCTTCATCAACTGATCACGCAAAAAAAGCGAAAAAAGATTCTTCAGCGCCTACGAAAGGTGCCGCTTCACCAGAGCCAATGGCAAAAGTGAAAGAAGAAGCGGAAGACGAGTCAGAACAAGAAATAGTTAAAGAAGCTGAAATGCCTAAAACTAAATCAGGTATGATCCAAGCAATGTATGACAGCATGAACAAAATGAAGAAAGCGGATATCGCTGCTTCATATGGTAAAGTGATGGCTGCAATGAATGGTGAGTCTGATGAAAATGATGATGAAGATCCAGCAGAAGAAAAGAAAGTTAATAAAGAAGCAGTAGAAAATAGAGTAAAATCTATTGATGTTTCTGATGACGTTAACGCTCTTGTATCTGGTGATGACTCATTGTCGGAAGAGTTTAAAACTAAAGCTGCAACAATCTTTGAAGCTGCTGTAAAATCAAAAGTAAAATCTGAAATCGTAAGATTAGAAGGTGAATACGAAAATGAGTTAGCAGAAGCAAAAGAAACTGTTAAAGAAGAATTAACTGTAAAAGTTGATAACTACTTAAACTATGTTGTAGAACAATGGATGACTGATAACGAACTTGCTATCGAAAAAGGTATCAAGGGCGAAATCGCAGAAGATTTCATTGCAGGTCTTAAAACTCTATTCGAAGATCATTACATTGACGTTCCAGATGAAAAGTATGACGTTCTAGAATCGAAAGAAAAAGAACTAGAAGAAATGAAATCTAAAGTTAATGAAATGACTGAGAAGGCAGTAGCTGACAAAAAGTTAATCGAAGGTTACACTAAAGACGAAATTTTTGAAAGTGCAGTAGACGGCATGGCTGATACTGAAAAAGAAAAAATGAAATCTCTAGTAGAAGATGTAGCATTCGAAGGTGCAGACGCATACTCTAAAAAACTTTCTACAATTAAAGAAAGTTATTTTGGCGTAGCAAAAGAAGCACCAGCGTCAACTGAAAATGTTGACACAATAAAAGATTCCAATGATGGTAACATAGTAACAGATATGTCTGATAGCATGTCTCGTTATGCGGCTGCAATCAGTAGGGGACAAAGTAGAGATATCTACAACAAACAATAAGAAATAGGAGAGATAAACATAATGTTTAATTCACAAAACTTACAGGAAAAATGGTCTCCGGTTCTTGAGCATGGTGATTTACCAAAAATAGATAACCCGTACAAGAAAGCCGTAACAGCTGTTATCCTGGAAAACCAAGAAAAAGCTGCGAAAGAAGACAAAGCATTCTTGGGTGAGATTGCAAACATCACTGGTGACAGTGCTGTAGCAAATTGGGATCCAATCTTAATCTCACTCGTAAGAAGAGCAATGCCTAATCTTATCGCTTACGACATCTGTGGTGTACAACCAATGACTGGTCCAACTGGTCTTATCTTCGCAATGAAGAGCAGATTTACTTCAAACTCAGGCACAGAAGCGCTATTCAATGAAGCAGATTCAGATTTCTCTGGAACTGGTACTCATAGTGCTTCTCTAAATCCAGGCTTGATGAATGACACTACTACAAGCGTAACTGCTGGTACTGGTATTGCAACAGCAACTGCTGAAGCTTCTTCATCATTCGCTGAGATGGCTTTCAGTATTGAGAAGTCTACTGTTACTGCTAAAACTAGACAGTTAAAAGCAGAATACACAATGGAACTTGCTCAAGACTTAAAAGCTATCCACGGTTTAGACGCTGAAACAGAATTGGCTAACATCCTATCTGCTGAGATCCTTGCAGAGATCAACAGAGAAGTAGTAAGAACAATTTATGAAAAAGCGAAAAAAGGTGCTAACCAAAACACAACTACATCAGGTACTTTTGATTTAGATACAGACTCTAACGGTCGTTGGTCAGTAGAAAAATTCAAAGGTCTTATGTTCCAAGTTGAGAGAGACGCTAACGTAATTGCACAAGAAACAAGAAGAGGAAGAGGTAATATTATTATTTGTTCATCTGACGTTGCTTCAGCATTACAAATGGCGGGTGTATTAGATTACGCTCCTGCTCTTAACAATAGCCTAAACGTTGACGATACTGGTAATACTTTTGCTGGTACTCTAAACGGTAAATACAAAGTTTACATTGATCCATATGCGTCTAACAACACTACGGCTCAATACTTTGTAATTGGTTATAAAGGTACTTCACCTTATGATGCTGGTATGTTCTATTGCCCATACGTTCCACTACAAATGGTGAGAGCGGTTGGTGAGAATACATTCCAACCAAAAATTGGTTTCAAAACTAGATATGGTCTAATTAGAAACCCATTTGCGGAAAGTTCTGCTCAAACTACTGACGTAGGAACAGATCAAGCAAACATTTACTACAGAATGGTAAAAGTTACAAACTTAATGTAATTTCACCTCCATACTGGAGATTTAAAGAGGGGGCGATTATGCCCCCTTTTTTTTGGTATAAATACTAATATGACAGATGCAACATTAGCAACAAAACAACCAAGTGGAACTGGATTAGATTATGCAGATCCTACGAAGTTTAAATTTCAAACAACTAAATTACCTAGAGTAGAG